GATGAGGCAGAAACCTCAAGGTTAGTTGCTGGACTTGTAGTACCTATACCTAAGTTGCCTGCGGAAGTAATACGCATACGTTCAGCAACGGTATTACTTCCTCTTGTCAAAAATGACATATAGGCGTCGGTTGTTGCTGCCCCATTCCACGCGCTCCTAATAACAGTTTGAGATGCACTTCCAATTCCTGCAAAGTTTAATGCAGTTCCTAAATTTGCGGCTGCTGCGTTTGTATTTTCAAAAATTACCGCATCTTGAATACCCGCGCCACTTGCGTTAACTTGAAATTTTGCGAATAAACTTGTCGTGCCTATCCCCACATTGGTTCCGTTATCAAATAATTGTGAGTTACCAATAGCAGTAGAAGACGTAAATTTTGGAATTCGATTAGTCGTTCCGCTTCCAGTTGTTCGTAGGGCATTTGCGCTATCAACATACCCCTTATTAACCAAACTTCGGCTGTCAAAAAGTGAACCGTAATTGGTAGCATATTTTGCCACTCCGGAAAGTAAAGAGGACCCTGTTACTTGAAGCCTATAAGCACTGCTATCTATTGAGCCGCCAACGTTTATGTTCCCGCTTGGATGAATCCTTAGCCTGTCGTTACTATCATTTGAGCCTAAACTTAAATAATTGTTTGCTCCAGCTCGCATAAATAAGCCACCCGACGTGTAGGCAATACGACCTATGTTTCCTGAAGTAGCAGTTTCAAAAAGAAGCTGACCAGTTCCCGAAGCGTTATCATGTAAGGTTGTTAAAGCTGACTGAAAGGTTTTTTCACCAAATACGGTTTCGTTACCCGTTTTATGTACAACATTAAAATCTCGCGCGTATGGTGACAGCATTCCAGCAGTGTCACTTATATTCAACTTCAGGTTAATTCGGTTACTCAATGAAGTTGTATCAGTTGATCCACCACCTCCAACTTTTTGGTGCTTTCCTTTATATCTCCAATATAGCCCAGTAGTGTCGCTTTTGTTTATGTAGATCAGAGCTGTATCAGCAGCACTCAAAAACGAAGTGCTATCCTTTACCGGAATGCCTAACCCTGTTCCAAACCTTTGCTTACCAGCTATGGGTGTCCATGACTGGCCAGCGGCAGCAAGTGTACAAAAGATAAGAAGTGAAAAAATCAGTTTTTTCATATTAAGAAGTCACAGTTTTTGAGTAAAGGATAAAAAGCGAAACGTCCAGGTCCACGGTAACGCCATTAAGAAGTGTCAGCACCCCGGTAGTTTTATTCCATGACCATTGAGAACTGAATAGCGGCTTTATCTCTCTTTCTACTTGTACAATGTCGCAGCCGATTAGTGGGTTTCCGTTAATATCCAGCGGGGTGAGTACCGTAACGCCGTCCTGATTGCTGGTAAATGAAGTAGAAAGGGTAACAGTATAGATTCCTGAAGCCGTTGGAGGAACGTAAGGGGTTGAAGGAACGTTGGGAACGCTGTTTATAGGTGCCTGCTGGGTGACGTAATAAACATTCCCCAAACTGCTCATATCGGTTGAATAACGTTGACCCGTAGCCGCAAAAGCTGCATTGATAAGCTGGTCTACTACCAAACTATCATCCCAAACAAACTCTTGCCGGCTGTAAATTTGCTCGTCCAGTCCTTCAATGCCGTTGTCTTGCATTAGCCTGTACAAATAGTCCAGCGAGCCATAAGTTTGTAGGCATACGTCATAAATAGACTGACCTGCTATTGCGCTATATATTCGCATTGGGTACGGCGTTGGGGTTAACAGTTAACTTTCCGGAGCTGTCAACACTTACCTGGGGGTTTGATACCTTGTACCCGTCAGAAGTAAGCTGTATTTGAATGGATCTTTTTAAGGCTTGCTCCTGACCGGCACTATTGAAGTAAGCAAAAACGCCCACTCCGTCAGCTGGGTTTTCTTTCCACCAGCCAGGGAAGGCATTTAAAGTGTCAGCTATGTGCTGGTTATCGCTTTCGGTAACGGCAAAGTCACCTCCAGTGATAAATATGTCGTTTTCAGAAAGTGCGAAGTCTTGGTTTGCCATTAGCCATGAACAATTTTCTCGTTTTCAATGTCAGCTCTTTGTGTTGGCGTAAGCGATCCAGTTACTTGCGTGGGTGTGGTTGCTGAACTTCCTGGTCCTGTTGTTACTCCAGTGTGAACGTGGCTGTTGTATGCCGTAATCAACTGGTTAACCTTATTCTCCAGGTTGTTTAACTTTTGGGTCAGCTGAATAACCTTTACCAGTCCTCCCATTGCACCGTCATTCAGCTTTATCTCTCCGTCACTTATCAGAACTTTAGTTTGTGCTATTTCTAACAACAAACCTTCCGTATCAACCTGTATGCTGGCGTTATTTTCACCAGCAACAAGCAAAACCTTTTCTATTCCACTAAATAAAGCAATAAAGGGCTGATTGAATGTGCTGTACGCTATAATAACAGTACTGTCAATTGAAGGAACCAGCAAAAAGCCGTCGTCTATGCTGGCCATTAACTGCACGTTTTCAATTGTAACAGAACCTTGGCTGGAAACCGATGTCACTACACACGTTCTTTTTGATTCGTTTACGCTGTCCACGGTTGCGGATAACAGGCTTACGTTATCCCGAAGCTGCGTTCCTGTCATTCGTTGCACCGCTTCTATGATCTGCCGGTTATTCATATTGGGTTTCCTTTTGCGTCCAATCTTGTAATCAAATAGTCAAGCTCGATCTCTTGGCGAAGTCCATTAACCCCGCCGGTGTACTGAACCCCTTTAACCTTGTACCTTCCGTTTCTTTCGGGCAGTATCGCGTCTAAAATGTCTATGTTGTCGCCATGCTTTACATAGGGCATTCCGAATGTCACAAACTTGCCTTTTAAACCGGTATAGTAATATTTTCTCAATTCGTTTTCAGCCAGCTTTGCCAGCTCGTCCGTGGTTTTTGCGCCTAAAAAATGAAGGGTGCGGCGCTCACCTCCGGTGTTAGGCGGCAAAGGCTTTTCTTTAGATCCCACTATTACCGTTGGCTTATCACTACCTCCCCTGAAAGTAACCAGCACCTCTAAGCGCTTTTTTCTCGTTTTCTCTTGCCCGTCTTTTGTCATTTGACCGGTAGATTCCTCAATTGTATTGATAGCAACAGCCGAAAGAATAGTATCGTCTTTTCTCTTGTACTCTATGTTATCCGAAATGATGTTTTGCTGAAAGCGGAAAACCTTTTTACCAGCACTTACAGCGTCTTGCTCTAAGTATCTGAAGGACCCGCAACGAAGCTCACTACCCCTGAAGTAACTCTCAAAATGGAAGTCTTTTCTAAGTCTTGCCAGCACCTCGGCAATGGTTTCGTTTTGGGTGATGAAATCTCCCATGTTGGTACTGGTAGTTTTATTAACAGTGAAAGGCAAGCCAGCATTTTTAATGAACTCCTCCAGCATGGTTTCAACAGTGTATTTGCTTGCGCTGAAAAACCCATTGTTCCCCCCTGTTGCCTGGTGTTGCTTTAACAGGTACATGTTATCCTGTATCTCCAAAACAAATGGCTTTTTTGACGTCACCCCGGATATGTACCCCTCAAAAATGGTTTGCATAGGGCTGACCTCGTTGCCGCGCTGGTCATAGTAAGCATACCCCCACTGAATGGAAACCTTGTCACCCAATAGGAAAGTCGGTACCGTTTCGGAAAAGCCACCCAGGTTGACGTTAGTTCCACCCAGTGAAATTTTTTTGCCGCTTTTGTCAACTATGTACACATTTTTGGGAAGAGTGATCGTGCCGGCGTCGGTTAGGTTCTGCCAGCTGCTTTGAAACTCAAACTCATGGCAAAACTTGTAAATAATAACTCCCTTTCGGGCTGGAAAGTCCGCTGTTGGTTCTTGGGTAAACGTTATTTGAGTAAGTACACGGTACATTATAGTATTTGCAATTCCAGCGGTTCGTCACTAATGGCATTAATAGTAAATTCTTGTTTGCTTATCCCCCCGGCGGTTTGCGGCATAGAATAGTCCTCAATAACTATATTGTAAACCCCCAGCCCATTTAAAAAACGGCTCACTACTGGTATAGAAACAGGAGATTCGCATATACGCTGCAAGGCCAGGGCTTCGGCTTCAGGGTATTGACCGTTTTCACCGGCAATTATTCCATTGATAGTAATTGCAAAGTCGTCTTTACTGATATACTCCTTTACGGTTCCGTTTTTACCCTGGATCTGCGTTTTTACAATAATTGAAGGCCTGGAAACAACACATAAAACCGTCTGAAGCCTTACTTCGTCGGCAGTAACTTGCCTGTTTTTATTGAAATCGGTATAGGTAACGGTCCGGAAAAGAAGGTCAATAACTACTGGCGTACCCAGCGCGCTTTTATATAGCTCCGGATCTCGGCTGTCTAACTGGTTAACCTTACCCTCATAGGGGTTATCTCTCACGGCCAGCGGTTGCAAATTGACAAGGTTAAATGTCCTTACCAATTGCGTAACTGGAACACTGGGAATAATTATAGTTTTTGTAGTGGGTGTTAAGGCCATTATTGTCCAGCTATTAATTGTGAATCATTCGTTGCACTTACAAGCGCCTGGGCTACCAGTTCACGAACCTTGGCTGACCCCTCCTGAATGTTTGTAGTGGCAATTTTGAAGTCCTTAATCAAAGAGCCAATATTGACGGTTATGGTAACGGCCTTTTGGCCTTGCGCTCCCTTTGTTTCGCTTTTAGTTGGTACCACAGCTGCGGCGGTTTTCTTTCCCCCGGCTTGGGCTGCCGGCTGTACCGTCTTCGGAGCTGCCACGGTTTTTTTGGCCTGATCAGCGGCAAAGTCTTTCATTCCACCCTCGTAACCTTCTTTAAAACCCTGGGCTAATCTCTTACCTGCGTCAACCATAGCTCCAGCGCTTTGCTTAAAGCCCTCGACAATCATAGCTGAATCCAGCGTAAACACTCCCTTTATGACTTTCCAAACTCCCTCGAATGCGTCAATAACAACCGAAGCCCATGCCTTAATGGTTCCCCAAACGCCCCACAATACAGCCCGAAAAACGCCAAACTTTTGATAAGCATAAACCACTCCAGCGGTAAGCAAACCTATACCTGTAATAATAAGTCCAAGGGGGTTTGCATTCATGGCAATATTCAGCGCCCATTGTGCCGCTGTCATTAACCCGGTAACAATAATTCCCTGCCCCATGGTAAGTAAGTAAACCTGATAGGCCACGGTTGCAACGCCTACTCCGATAGCCACGGCTGAAACAATCTCTTTATTTCTTACCAGCCAGTTCCAGCCCTGGGTAAGTACGCTCACAAAACTGCTCAAACCCGAAATGATCGCGTCAATAGCCGGCTTTAAGTCATTGAACATTTGAACGGATAGCTGAAAAACACTATCGCCTAAGTTGGATATTCTTACCGAAGTGTTTTGCGCCATATTTGCAAGTCCACCGGCATATATGCCACCCTCCTGTGACGCTTTCTGAAGTGCCAGGGTCAGCATGTCATAGGAAACCTCCATATCCTTCACTTTCTCAATCGGCTGGTTGGTAGCTTCAGCCAGTACCTTGTAGATATTCACCCCAGCAAAAGCAAACTGCTTTATGTCCATGGCAGTCGCCTTCCCTACGTTCTTAATTTGCTGAAGGTTCACCACCATTCGCTGCAATTCATTGTCACCTCCTCCAGTTGCCGCAATAGCGTTGGCAAGGTTTAACACGTCGGTACGTGCGTCTTTAGCTCCCACCCCGGCACTGATTAAAGCCTTATTAGCAGCAAGCAGCCCCTCGAAGGCAAACGGCGTTTTTGTCGCGTCCTCCATGGTGTTATTGATAACTTGCTGGGCTTCGGCTTTGTCTTTTAGAAGGGTAGTAAGTCCGGTCAGCGCATTTTCTACCTGGGTTCCAGCAGCAACCATTTTCTGACCGAAAGCAACAACGGCAGCCGTACCAAAAGCAATTCCAACAGCACTGGCCAAATTCATTGCAGCCCCTTGCGCCTTGCCCAGTGTTCCCTCAAACTTGTTTACAGCGTCATTTGCTTGCTGAATTCTATTAGTCAGCAAATCACGAAGGGAGAGTGTATATTGTACTTGTTGATCGGACATTTTACTGCCATTTTACTTGGTTTGCCAGCTGCATATAGTATTTTACCCTTCCCCAGCACTTCCAAAAATCTTCCTCCGTCAGCGTGTCCGGGTCTATATGCAAACAGCAGTGAATTAGCGCCGATATTCGCGTTTCATCACTGCTGTCCTCATCAACCGTATATCGGTCGATCATTTTTTTTTATCTACCTGGTTAGCCGCAAAACTGATCATTTCAGATACAGCGTAAACGGCTCCCATGTAGTAATTGTCGTCTTCTGACCTTTCAGAACTGATACGCGGGTCGCTATGTTCCTTTAGCAGTGTGGCGTCGAGCGCCTGGCTGCATGCACTATAAAACCCGGTCGCGTACTTGTCCATTACTGCCAGCTTTACTGCCCGGCTTGGCTCTTTCACAAACCCGATAACTGGCTCCTTGTCTTTTTCAACAAAGAAAATCAACGGGTGAACTTTTACTTTCAGATCTTCCGAAAGCTGGGCAGCTTTCTGATTGGCTGCTTCATTTGCAGCCTTTAGTTTTTCATCCATGCGTTTGTTGTTTTGGTTGTTTTAGAGAACGTGCGTCACCCCGGCAATAATCAAAGGAATCTTAATGAGAATCTTTGAATCGCCTTGCTTTGCAGCAAAGGGGTCTTCCATAAATTCGCATGCTTCCAAATTATCTTGACGGAATGAAAGTGCAGTATCTCCAAAAAGAACCTGGATAGGAAAAGGCTTAATCAACAGCGGGTCCTTTGACGGAGCTGCTGCAATGATCCGGCGCCACTCGTCCAAAAACAAAGTGATGTCGGCTTCATATTCTACGTTACCATAACCACGGCTCACAGGCTCAACTCCAGCACCATACTGGTTTTCTTTTGCCTGCTTGCGGTTATAATTGATCTCGGTAATTCCCACCACGGGAACGCCAAAAAGGTTGAACTTAATGTTTGACCAGCTGTAATTCACTCCATTGATCAGCGGGGTTGCCATATCGTGTAAGTTTAAATTGTTACGTTATATCCGATATTAACCACAATGTTTCTACCGGTAGCAATTTGCACCAGGGTAACATTGATAGTCAAAATACCAGTTGAAAGAACATTTTGCAGGGTGTTTACATTCGCTGCAAAGCCGCTTAACTCTCCGTTTCTTACCATTTCATTCAGGGCAATGCCGGCCAGTCCTTCAAAATAAGCTGCTGCTTCGTCGCTTAATGTTCCGTCACTCTTTAAAGTGATAGGGCTATTGAGCGCTGGAAGTACGCTGGCATAAATGCCACGGGTAGCCTTCTGAATTGTCCGGTTATCACTGATATAGGCATAATCGCTGGAAAGTGCAATGCTGGTACTGTTCTCGTTAAAGAACGAACCTGAAACGCCTACAAACTTTCTAAGGAAAATGTACCTCTCGGCCTGAAGTGTTCCCAGCAGGTTATCGTTTACGCTGGAATGAGAGAACAAAACGCCGTTTGCAAATGCCAGCACGTCGCATTCAACTCCGTTGCTGATATTAAACTGCGCTACCCATGCAATACTGTGAGAAACCTTTGCTTTAGCAACGGCTCCTAAAGTCGCACCCAGTACGGTCACCGACTTGCCGGTTGTCAGGTAAAGTAAAGCTCCGCGAGCTGCACCGTCTTGACCGATAATTGCCGAACAATAATGAGCTGAAAGGGTTGAAAGGTCTGCCAGGGTGCTAATGTCCGTTACAGCTGCAATGTCACCAGCATAAAGGGCAATGATCTCCCTGTGAGCTGCTACGTTAGCTGCACAAACATTGTGAATGGTGGTAACGTCTGCACTGGCGAAAGCTGCGCTGTCCTTAAATACTCCAATTTGTCTGATTTTACCGTTTGCAAAAATTTGCATGGTGGTAATTTCAGTAAACGTGTAAGATCCTGGAACAGCATAAATACCAACATACAGGTTTCCCTGGGGTTGCAAGCGGAAATACTCGCTGATGTGGTAGTGCCATACAGCAAAACGGGAAGCAACGCCACCGGTGAATTGAGTAATTGTACCGGCAAGGGTAGCTCCAGCGCTGTATGTAGCGGTAAGCGGTGATCCAGTGTTCAGGAAAATTCCCAGCCCGGCTTTTGCGGTAATGGTAACTGTGGCCGTGTTTACGGTTGCACTGTACCCGTGTGTACTGGTTCCGGCATTAATAGCAGCAGCGATAGCCGTTGCCACGTTTGCAGCTGTAGTTTCACTTGCTGATTTTGTGTAAGCCCCAAGGCTTACTACTACTCCAAAAGGCTCATTAACACGAAGCTCAACTCGATCTCCGTTTGCACCTACGGTAGTAACCAGGAACGTTGCTGTTGCCTTTGTTTCGTCACTGAAATTATTATTGATTCCAGCCGCTTCAGCGTCAGCCAGGCTGAAAAATTGCTTGATCCTGTTGCCGGCACTGAAACCGGAAGGCAGCGTGCCGTTTGTGTAAAACAGCAAGCCCGAAATATAATCTTCCCCAGGAAGGGCGCGGCCAAGGCCGCCCTGTCCTAAGTTGAATGTAATGTTGTTAAGTGACATTTGTGGGTGGTTTTTAACCGTTCAAAATATCCTCGCGGCTTATTGCCGTGAATCCTGGTTTTTCAGCAAAATGCCAGTTTCCCTCTTTGTCCATGTACACACAATTAATGTGGGGGTACTTTACCAGTGTTGCCACCAGTTCCTTGTTATATTTAGGGGAAACGCTATCGTTTTCAATAGGTTCAATGCTATCGTTTTCGATAGGTTCAATTTGCTTTTTTGGTCTTGCCATGGTAAGTTGATTTAAAAATTATTGTACTACTCTTGCCTGTTCTACCCACCGAACGCCATTGAAAACAAAACTGATAACAGCGACAGCTCCAGCGGAAAGGGTAGCCGATCCAGCACTAATAAAGTTGGGAGAGGTAAATTTTAACCGACGTCCGTTGGCACCGGAAACAACAAATACTATTTTATCTCCTAAATAGCTGTTGGTAACTACTGGGGAACGCAAAACCAGGGTGTCCACGTTAAGGGTAACGCGGTACAGGGTTTCATAGGCGTTGGGATTGATAACGGCGCTATCCATGCCGGCAGCGTCAGTCAGGGAAACCAGCTTGTAGTTCAACGAACGGCCGGTGTTGTCCTCGTTTTTCTTAGTTCCGAAACGGGGGCTGGTAGATTGAGCATTCACAGCTACAAAGGCTACCACTGCAATAAGAAGGAATAAAAACTTTTTCATTGAAGTATAGTTTTAAGAAAGCCCCACGGTTGCAGGGCTTTCCGGTTATTTATTAGGAATTGAAATAGGAAGCATTCAGCGTTGTTTACAGGAAAACTTGGTTAGAGAATCCGTACTGAACGTCAAACTTCATCAGTCCTT